TTAGTGAGAGTCCAGGTACTCGGCGATGCGATGCGCGAGGAGCGCCTGCATCTTGAACCAGTTGTAAAGCAGGCCTGCTATCAGTCCGCCACAGAGGCCACAGAGAGAGGCGCAAATAGCCATGAGAACGGGGTCCGTATTCCCCAGGGCTGAATATCCATAGGACGCCCCAAGGACGATCAGGACAGGGAAGAAGATGCCCGCGAGTCCAGCTACGGACCTCGAAGATGAATAGAGCCCTACGTGTGCCTTGCGCCCCTCCTCCAGCTTGACATCGGCGCGAACCTTCTCCGGTGTGACGCCAAGATCGACGCGTGTCTGGCATTCAGGATGGGCCGTTACCAGCCCAGAAGGATCTCCGCAAATCGAACAGAATGCCATATTGCTCCTCTCACTTCCTCATATTGGTGCTGGTTATGCGCTCATCGCGTGTGCGTTCAAACTGTTCTTTTTCCATTGTTCTAGCCCAGCTATGAGTCTCCTGACATCAGGATCGTCCTCGGCGAACCTGGCCAAAGGCATAAGCCGCGCCTCCGGGCGAAGGCAACGGGTGATCGTACCGACGAGATAATGCGCCGTCGTCCAATCGTGAAGGTCGGCCCCCTGGATGTTGGCGTAAGGCTTGCCCAACTCCGCCGGTTTGAGACCTCCGATGCAGAGGGGGATAAGACACTTGTTGCCGTGGAAGAAGGCGCCGCCCGCCTCGAAATGCACCCACTGCCGCCGCAGCGCCTCGCCGCTAAAGAGCGCGATCACCACGGTCGCGGAGGTGAAGGCCTTGCCGATTGTCTGGAACCATTCGCTTCCCAGATCGATCTGCTGGTTAGAGGAGACGAAGATCTCGTCGTGCCTTACTTCCAGTTTTTTACGAAGAAATTCGACAAGGTAAAGAGCAGCCTGATCGTCTTCGTGAATATGAGATATGAAAATCCTTGGCCCCATTGCTACATCCCCTTGGTCTTGTTCCCCGGCCATCCTGTCCAAAGCACAACTTCTCCGACTATTCCGTGGCCGCGCTGCGTGCTTAGCTCCGACATTCGATAGAGCCGATCGTCTTCCGGTATGAGAAGGTTCATTCCGAGATCTCTGCGTAGCCATCTTATGTACACTCCTTCGTCGTCCTTAGCGACCACCATTTTGTTCACCAGAAGTTTGGTGTCCCGTTTTGAAACATCGACCACGACAACGAACCCAGGCTCTAAAATCGGGCCCATAGATTCATCCTCTACTTTGATGGCATAGAGCTCTCCCCTTTTCGGCAACCAATCCTTCGGGATCGACCATATACGCTCCGTTCCTTCTTCGAGCTGGGCCTCCGGCGTCCCCAGTAAAGCAGCCTCTTTCAGAAGGGGGATCTGTCTTGCCATGCGAGGCGCAGTCTCGTCCGCACTGTCCTGGAGGCTGATACCCGCATGCTGGAGCCAATCGTCCTTCTCCTCCACCGTCTGCGCTAGTTCGACCATCTTCAGAATGGCCGAGACGGGCATGGGCAGCTTCCCCTGCTCCCACTTTGAAAGGGAACTTTGATCGACACCTAATATCTGCGCGAACTGGATTTGCCCCAAAATCCGAGATGACCGGAACTGCTTCAGCATGGGTCCGAGTCCAGCGACAGATCTGCCCGGTTGCGATTTTTTCATAATTATGTTGACAGCCTAGGGTATTTACCCTAGGCTTCCCCTCATGCCCGCAGAAGTAAGCAAAGTAAACCAATCCCAAAAGGCTACCAGTAAAGGTTGGCGAAGGCACTCCCAATATCTAGGACTGCAATCACGCATCGCGAAATCTCTGGGTATCACTCGCTCGATGGTCTGCCAGGTCATGTCCGGCGCGAAGACCTCAGCTCGTGTCTCGAAAGCCCTCGCCAAGGAAATAGACAGAATTGAACGGGTGATTGCGCGTTCTGAGGAGCGTGCGGCGTGAGTTCATTTCCGAAGAATGCAAGCCAAAACGCCCCCGCGTCTACGGCGAAGAGTGAACAATCTTTTACCCTAGTTCGGCAACTCCCCCTTGAGATGGACCGACAGATGTTCCAGCCGGGCAGCTTGAATGACGCCCATCTCGTCCGCGCCGTGCTTACGGAAGTAATCAGGGCCTGCGGGAAATCCAGGGCAACAATCTGTGAGGAGATGACTTACCTCTCAGGACAAGAAGTAACGGAACGCAGACTCAATGGATTTACCGCCGAATCGAAGGAAGACTTCCGCTGGCCGGCCGAACTGGATCGGGCGTTCTGCACCGTCACTGGCGACACAAGGCTGCTTACCTGCCGCGTCGAACTTCACGGACTCCACGTTATTACCGCCGATGAGATGGAGTTGCTTGAGTTAGGCCGTGCCTTCCTGAAACGTACCCAGTCTGAGGACCAGATCGCGCTGCTGCAGCGCCGCTTGCACGGGAGGTCGCTATGAGCACCTGGCTAACCCTCAACGAATATCTCGATGCGAGCGGCGTGTCGCGGCGCAACTTTTTTTATAAACGTGCATCGATCCAATCGAAGAAAATCAACGGCATCCTCAAGTTCAGCGCTGACTCGCTCACCGACGAGCAGCGCGCCAAGTTGGAGGAGTCGCGCAAACAGAGTGAGACCGCGATGTCCGCGTCGGCCAGTTTCAACGATGCCTATCTGATTCGACAGGTAATCCATGACGCGATGGCGCAATCGGGAAAAAGCCGCGCCCAGCTAGCCGATGAGATGTCCTACCTTCTCGGCTCTGTGGTAACTGAAAGAAGACTGAACGGGTTTGCAGCCGAATCCCGCGAGGATCTCCTCTTTCCCGCGCAGTACGCCCGCGCCATGGCCGAGGTGACAGGTGACAACCGCATCCTCACCTGCCTTGTAGAGAAGGCCGGGTTCCGAGTGATCACAGATGCCGAAGGTCTTGTGCTTGATCTAGGTCGGCAGGTGCTCGAAAAAGAACGCGCCGAAGTTGAGATTGCCAGCCTCAAGCAGCAACTGCAGGAGGGAACGCGATGAGCACTCAACCCACGAGGTTCAGCCAGGCCCAGGTATTGATCGCAGCCCTCTTCGCCGTGGTGCTAACCGGCGAGATGCCTGAATCAACGTTGCCAATGAAAGGAGAGATACGGACGCTCGAAGACGAGTTCGGTGACCTTCTCATCATCAGCGCGAGGCAGGTGAGGGCTCGTCTCGCGAGGGCATCGATACTCTGGATCTCCGACGAGCCGTGGAAGAGCGAAGGGAAATGCCATCTGTGCAGACTTCTCTGCCGTATCCCGCTGATGCCCTCCACCGTGGCGCAAAAAGTTGCTGACGCGCTGAGCGAACGATGCAACTCCCACACCCCTGAGGAGTGGCTGAAGCTGAAGGTGAGTCTCCGTCTCCATAAAGGAGTTGCCACTTCCGTAGCTTGCCAGTTTGGAGTCGATCCAGCGCTTGTTCCGAAGTGCTGGGAGATGCCCGAAGAGCTAGACGAGGCATGGCATCTGTGCCGGGCAGAGCTACAGAAAATCCGCGCCGAGCGTGGGGGTGTGGCATGAGCACCTGGCTCACACTCGCCGAGTACCTCGCCGCCGCCGAGATCTGCCGCGCGACCTTCTTCAATCGCCGTAGCAAAGGGGAGATCGAATCGAAAAAGATCGGCGGCATCCTCAAGTTCAGCGCTGACTCGCTTACCCCCGAGCAACGCGCCAAGCTGGACAACCAGAACACACCTGCATCGCCGAAGACTAACGCCGCCTTGGCCCCTCTCTTCGCCGAAACCGATCTGGCTGTCCGCATCACCCTTACCCCCGACGCCCAGAAACAGGCCGAAGAGCGGCTCTCCATGATTCAGCCGCTGCTGGACTTCGCCGCCGATCCCGCAGGCCGCTCCCGCTTCGCCCAGTTGAGATTGAAAGACGGCCGCGCCGTCACCACCGCCGATCTGCTGGCAAGCTATCTCGCCGAGCTGCACTCGCAGGGCGCCGGTAAGATCAGCCGCGCCACCCTCTGGAACTGGAAGAAAAAATATGCCGCCGGCGGCCTCAACGCGCTGGCCCGCGAGGTCCGCGCCGACAAGGGCTCGTCCAAGTTCTTCACCCGCTACCCGGATGCCGGAAAGCTGGTCGCTGCGGTTTGGCTGAAGCCCTTTCAATCCGCCTATTCGGCCTATACCAATCTGCTCCGCGAAGCTCCTCTCTGCGGCATCCCGCCCAACGATCTGCCCAGCTATGAGACCGTGCGCACCTATCTCGAAAGCATTCCCAAGCCGATCGCCGTGCTCGCCCGCCAGGGGGAGCGTTCCTATTCGGAGCGGATGACGCCATACCTGCAGCGAGGCTATACCGACATCGGGGCCAACAGTTTGTGGGTGGCAGACCATTGCATACACGATACCGAGGTTCGCAATGATTGCTTCGAAGGCATCGCGCCCAACGCTCCCATGCGGCTGCGCTTCTCCGCGTTCCTCGATATGCGCAGCAGGAAATTCGTCGGCTACTGCTTTGCACCGGAGGGCAACAGCCGCGTCATCACCACGGCTCTAAGACGTGGAATTGAGCGCTACGGCCCACCCGAAATTGTCTATTGCGATAACGGGGCCGACTATAAAAAAGTAGCGAAGCACGCCCGGCCCGCCACGCAGGAGTGGCGCGAGCAAGAGTACGAGGCGCTGGCGAAGACGGGCGTCCTGCAGCGTCTGGGAATCTCCGTCCAATTTTGTCTCAAATATCACCCGCAGTCCAAGCTCATCGAGCGCGCCTTCCGCACCCTGCATCAGAAGTTCGACGCGCTCTTCCCCCATTACCTAAGCGGCAGCGCCTACACCCGTCCCGATCAGACCACCATCGCGATGGGGATGCATCGCAAGCTGCTGAAGATGGGCCGGGGTGCGGAGTCGCCTCTGATTCCCGCCAGCCTCTTTATCCGCATGGCGACAACGTGGGTCGAAGAAGATTACAACGCGATGCACCACCACCGCGGCCAGGGCATGGAGGGCTGCACGCCCGACGAAGTCTTCAACCAGCTTTATCCGCTCGCCGAGCGCCGGACCGCCGATCCCGCCATCCTGTCGCAGCTGCTCTTCGAGAGCCAGACCCGCCGTGTCCGCGAGTGCGCCATCACCCTCCATGGACGCCGCTACACGCCGGCGAACCCCGAGTCCAGCGCCGTCCTGCACCTCGCCAACGAGACCGAGGTCCTGATCTGCTACGACCCGCATGATCTCGACCAGGCCGTGATCGCCGATCTCGACGGCCGCCGCATCGCCGAGGTCCGCGCCGAGGTCCTCGTTCCCCACTCGGCCGACGCGCAGCCGGCCATCGCCGCCAGCATGAAGGAGCGCAGGCGCCTGCGCAACGCCACCGTCTCCACCGTCCGCCAGATCCACCACAGCGTCGCCATGCTCGGCCACAAGAGCGACCTGGAGCTGCTCCACGAACGCTCCACGCTGCCCGCCGCCGTCGGCGACTCCATCGTCCATCGTCTCTCCGCTCCACCCACTCCAGAGCAAGGGACCAGTTCGCCCCGCTATGCCCACGATATTGCCAACCAGTTTTTCGCTGAGGAGAACTAAATGCCCTTCAACACCACCATCGCCGAACGCCGGGACGCCATCCAGCAGGCCCCGTCCTCCGAGGCGCTCGCTGAGGAGTTGAGGAACTATCTGGAGGCCGCGCACCTCAGCGTCCCCATCTTCGCGGCCTACATCAACTACTCCCACGTCACCATCCGGGCCTTCCTCTCCAACCGCTACTGGAAGGTGGGCGGCTCCGACAAGAACATCAAGAAGGCGGTCCGTGCGTTCCTCGACGCGAACCCGATCCTGGCCACGCCGGAGAACCAGGGCAGGTTCTACCAGACGGAGAACGTCGCCACTCTGCAGAAGTGGTTCGCACATTGCCTCGCGATCGAGAGCGGCCGCGGCCGCATGGTCGCCGTCTACTCCGGCCCCGGCGGACAGAAGACCTTCATCAGCGAGAACCTGGTCGCCCGCTTCAACCAGGACAACATCGCCAACCCCGACCGTCCGCGCGCCTTCCACCTCTACTGTAGCCAGGACATCACGCCCGGCCAGCTCGTCATCAAGATCATGCACACCGCCGGCATCGCCAACTCCGGCGTCCTGCAGAAGAACCTCGCCGCGCTCCGCTACAGCCTGCGCAACCGCCGCGTGCTCTTTATCTTCGACGAGGCCCAGCACCTCAGCATCCCGTGCCTGGAAATTATCCGCGAGCTCAACGACCTGCGTCCCTACTTCGGCGTGATGCTGCTGGGCAGCCACAAGCTCCGCCTGCTCTTTGACCAGCGCGCCGCCGAGATGGAGCAGTGGAACTCCCGCCTCACTGCCTCGATCGAGCTGCCCGGCATCGGCCTGGAGTGCGCCCGCCACATCCTCCTGGAGGAGCTGTCCGAGCTGGCCGCCGTCACCCCGCTCTCCGATCGCAGGATCGACACCCTGCTCAAGAGCTGCTACGCCGACGACATCTACAGCCGCGAGAAAAAGACCTACCTCTCGGCCCGCCGCCTTTTCCGTTCCATCGAAAAAATCAAAGAAGACGCAGCCAAATCGCTTTCCGGAGGAATTCAGTGAGCCCGACCAACCTGAAACAGACCCACGCCACCTACATTACCCCCTACGTTGACTTCCAGGACCCGCAGGGAAACACCGTCCACTTCGGCGAGTCGCGCGTCACTGTCGAGCCGATCGAGACGCCCCTGAAGTTGGGCCTCCGCGCCGCCGACGCGCTGGGAAAGTTCTTCGTCGTGGCCGCCGCGCTTTACCTCCTGGCGGAAATCTTCCGCGCCTTCGCCGATGGCGCGTTCTCGGTGGTGGCGCGATGAGCCAGCCCCAGCAGCGCTGGTGCCACGCCTGCAGCGCAGTCCACGACTTCGATGGCGGCTGGTATGAGATATGGATCGGCACTGGCGGCGAGTGCGTCCTGCAGCCCGTCTGCGATCCGGCCACCTACCACGAGCGCTTCCGCGGCGACATCTTCGCCTGCGGCCAGCTCTCGGCGCTCATCCTCGTCGAGCGCTATCTCCACTCCCAGACCTTCGACCCTCCCGCCCCTGACGAATCCAGGCCCACGCCCACTGCCTTCACCGAACCCATTGCCCAACTGCACTAGGAGGAAAGATGCACCCTGCCCACGCAACCGATCCAATCGACAGCATGTACGTCAACGGCGTCGCCCACACCCTGGTCAACGGGGAGCTCGTCCGCGAGGACGGCGTAGAGGTCCCCAGGGGCGACCGCCCCACCCCCAAACAGATCGATGAGATCGTCGAGCACTTCGAGCAGGTCCGCGACGAAGCCGAGCTCTGCGACGAACGCTACAGCGAAGCCAAGGACGCCATGATAGCTCTCGTCCAGCGCTTCGGCATCGTCCCCAAGGGGGCGGAGAGCTCGCTTCGCCTCGAAGGCGTCGTCACCATCCTCACTGTCACCACGGGTAACACGATCACGGTCAGGGAAGATGCCGTCCACGCGCTGAAGGGCGCGATGCACGCGAACGAAAGGAAGCACCTCTTCGCCTCGATGTTCCGCGAGCGTGCGAAGTTCGAGCTCATGAAGGATGCCGAGCTGCATCTTCGCCTGGCCAAGCTGCCAAAGCGTCTCGTCGACAAGTTCACCAAGCTCTACGCCCGCTGCTTCGACGTGAAAAAGAAGTCGCCCTCGCTCAAGGTCGAGCGCCTCTCGGATAAGAAGCCCGCAGCGAAGAAGGGCGGCCGCTAGTGGCGAAGCCATCGCAGCCGCGCCCCATCTTCGACATCCCGCTCGAAGCGGCCAACGCGGCCTTCATCCAGCAGGTGCTCTTGCCCAAAGCGGAAGAGGTGCTGCGCAGCCTGCGGCAGATCGCCGGAAAGGAGATCTCCCATGCAGATCTGTGACATCACCAACGAAGAGCTGGAGCGGATGATCGCCGACCGCCGGAAGGGCGTCGACTACACCCACGGCGACGAGACCGTCCGCGCCACCCAGCTCGCGATCGCCGGCATCTTCCAGGAGCTGCTCGATCGCCGCATCGCCGCCGCGCGCCAGACCAGTGCCGCCATCGCCATGAAGCTGGCCATCGCCCACATCGAGATGCTGCGCCAGCATGCCGTCGAGAAGGAACGGCCGCTCTCGGTCGCCTGCCTCGACACCCAGTTGCAGTTGCTCAAGGAGTTCGACCAGCCATGACCGACACGACCAACGCTCCACTCACCCAACAGGCAAGCGAGGCCATCATGAAGATCTGCAAATGCGGTTGCGGCGAAGAGATCAGCGCCCTCAACAAATGGAAATGGGAGTACAAACGCGGCCACAAGCCCACCGGCGCGAAGAAGAGCAAGGCCGATCGCAAGCCCCGCACCGCTCCCGAGACCGAGGCCGCCGAGACCGAAGTCGTCGAAGAGCTGGTCGCCATGCAGTTGAACGAATTCCAGCTCAACCGCATCTGGGACTCCCTCCCGATCGAGGAGAAGGCCCTCGCCATCGTCTCCGCGCTCGAAGCCGAACGCGCCTAAACCATTTCGTGGACGTTCACGAAATGGGCCGCTGCCCGATCCGTAACCAGAGGAGGACTGATGGCCATCGATCTCTTCACCACCTTTGCCGACCGCGTCCTGGACCGTGTCGACGAAGTGCTCTCCAACCGCGAGTGCAAGTGGCCTCCCAGCGAGGACCAGCGCAACCTTCTGGGTATGCTGAAGGCGCGGCGCGGCCGGGAGCGCGCCGCGCCCATCGGCGAGATCTGCGAGCGCCTCAGGATCACCCCGCGCCAGGTGAAGGACCTTGTGCAGGACCTCCGGCTCAACTTCCGCGTCCAGATCGGCGCCTCGCGCGACGCCTCTGACGGCGGCTACTTCCTCGGCAACACCCGCGAAGAGATGGTGGTCTCCTCCACCCAGATGCTCCATCAGGCCATCACCATGCTGCGCGTGGTCCACGTCATGCGCGCCGAACACGACAGCGAGGACCTGCTCCGCCAGGTCCGCCTCGCCCTCACCCAGGAGATTCCCCATGCCATTCGCTGAACGAATCATTGGCGAGGTTCCTGACTCGCTCCCTGACTACACCCAGATCTGCCCAAAATGTGGCGCGGTGCTGAACTACGAGGACGAGGGCTATGGATTCGCCTTCGGCGGCGGCCTGGGCCAGTACATGTCCTGCTCGGAAGACAACTGCGATTGGTTCGTGAAGTGGTTGGACGCGGAGGACGGCGATGCCCGGTAAGGTCGAAACCAAACACGAGATGCTCCGCGCCGGTTACAAGTTCCTCAGCAACGCGAAGTGCAAGTCCTGCCACGCCGCCATCGAGTGGTGGCTGACGACCAACAAAAAGAAGATTCCCTACGACCCGCTGCCCGCCAACGAAGACGCGACCACGACGCCGCACTGGGCCACCTGCCCCAAGGCCGACGAGCACCGCACGCCGAAGCAGCCCGCGGCGGCCGCGCCGAAGACGCAGGAGCTGCTGGAGCAGCTATGCCGCGAACTGAGAAGCCGCACCGATGCCAAGCTCGTCGTCGTCATCCTCGACAACGCCTCCGCGGCGTCCTGGCGCAACGGCATCCCCGGCGAGGATCTCCGCTCCGACCTCATCACTGAAGCCAACAGCATCCGCACCCACATCAACGGAGGCAAGTAGCGATGACTCTCTCCAAGTCCAAATCCGTACTGATCCTTCTGCTCACGCTTGCGGCGTCGGGATGCGCCGGCAAAGCGCCGGTCATCGTGACGACGACGACCAAGCCGTGCGTTCTGCTCTCCTCCACACCAGGCCCCGACGGAGTCACCTTCGTCTTTCAGTGTCCGGGCGTCCCCGATATCACCATCACTGAATCCAACGACTGGGTTCCGGCAGTCAGAAGCTCGCATCCTCCAAGGAACCCACAATGAAAAAGCAAACCCTCGTCCTCGCCGCGCTCCTCTTCGCCGCCACCGGCCTGCACGCGCAGTACACCCAGATCACGGCGAGCCACCTCTACATGGGTGGTGTGCTCATCGCGAACGGCACCATGCTGGCGACGCCGGTGAACGCGCAAGGCTCTCCCATCCCGTTCACCCAGAGCGGTGGCGGCCTCAACTCGCCGACAGCCTTCCACTGTCCCATCACCAACGGGACCCTCACCGGCTGCCTCGTCCCCGACTCCGCCCTGACGATGCCGGTAGGCATTCTCTACACCTTCCAGATCACCTCCTCTCTGGGACTGACCTACCTCATGAAGTCGGTGCCCAACGTCACCGGCCCCGTCTGGGCGCTCGATACCTACGCTCCGGCGGCGTCGACCACCATCGTCCAAACCGTCCTTGTGGGCTATGGAACGGCAGCGCCGCCCAACCCCTGCGCCGCGTCTCTGCTCTACATCCGCGACTTCGCCGGCGGCCAACTCTATATCTGCGTCGCCGGCGTTCCTGTCCTGGTCACTGGGAGCGGCGGATCGTCGATCGCGTGGCTGGGCGCGTGGAGCAGCACCACCGCCTATGTCTTCGGCGACGCTGTGAGTTATCTGGGCTCGTCCTACGTCGCACTGTTGTCGAACACCGATGTTGTTCCGGTAAGCGGGGCGACCTGGCAGCTACTGGCGCAGGTGGGCGCAACCGGCCCTGCGGGCCCGACCGGAGCGGCAGGCAGCACCGGGCCAACCGGAGCGGCGGGAGCGACCGGAGCGACCGGACCTGCGGGCGCGACCGGGCCGCAAGGCCCCATCGGCGTGACCGGGAACACGGGAAGCGCCGGAGCCACTGGGCCGCAAGGGGCGACGGGAGCAACCGGACCGGCAGGGAGCACGGGAGCCGCGGGATCTGCTGCGACCGTGGCCGTCGGCACCACGACCACCGGAGCGGCGGGATCTTCTGCAGCGGTAAGCAACTCGGGAAGCGCAAGTGCCGCTGTTCTGAACTTCACCGTGCCGCAAGGCGTAGCGGGAGCCACTGGGCCAACCGGGCCAACCGGCCCGACCGGTGCGGCCGGAGGATCGACGACCTGGCTGGGCGCGTGGAGCAGCTCCACCAGCTACGTGCTCGACAACGCAGTGAGCTATCTCGGATCGTCCTACATCGCCGTCGCCTCCAGCACCAACGTTGTTCCCGGAACCAACGGCGCGGATTGGCAACTGCTCGCGCAGGCCGGTGCAGCTGGTGCAACGGGCGCGACGGGAAGCGCTGGAGCCACGGGCAGCACAGGCCCAACTGGACCGGCAGGCAGCACGGGCGCAACCGGACCGGCCGGATCGACCGGCGCAACAGGCCCGACGGGGCCAACCGGGGCGACAGGCGCCGCTGGCTCATCGATCGTCTGGATCGGCGCGTGGAGCAGTTCGGCGGCCTACGTCATCAATGATGCTGTCAGCTATCTCGGCTCGTCCTTTGTCTCCCTGGATTCGAACACCAACGTGACGCCTCCGAGCGACGCGACGCAATGGCAGCTTCTCGCGCAAGTGGGAGCGACAGGAGCCACCGGATCCGCTGGGGCGACGGGAAGCGCTGGAGCCACGGGCAGCACGGGGCCAACTGGGCCAACCGGAGCGGCGGGAGCAACCGGCGCGACGGGATCCGCCGGAGCGGCGGCGACGATCGCGGCCGGCACGGCAACGGGTCTCGCCGCCGGAGCATCGCCGACGGTGAGCAATGGCGGCACGTCGAGCGCGGCTGTCTTCAACTTCGGCATCCCCGCCGGAGCGACAGGGGCCACGGGGGCGACGGGCAGCGCCGGAAGCACCGGGGCCACCGGACCGACCGGAGCGACAGGGCCAACCGGCCCGGCCGGTTCCTCGGCCACTGCGCCCTACATCGCCGGAGCGGGCTCAGTCAACGTGATGACGGCGACCTTCTCGCCCGCGCTAACTTCCTTGTTCGCCGGCGAGGAAGTCTTCGTGTTGCCCAACCTGGCCAACACCACCACCACGCCGACGCTGAACGCGAACGGACTGGGCGCGAAGACCATCACCAAGCTGGGCACAGCGGCGCTGGCGGCGGGCGACTACACCACCACCGCCATCGCGGACTTCATCTACGACGGCACCTACTGGGAGCTGCAGAACCCGCTAGGTCTGCCCGTAGCGAATGGTGGCACGGGCAGGTCTGTCACGGTGGCCTATGCGCCGGTGGTGGGCGGCACGTCGACAACCGGCCCGATGCAGAGCATGGCGGTTGGCACAGCGAAGCAGATTTATGTGAGCGGGGGTCCGGCAGCCGTCGGCGGTCCAGTGGACTTCCCTGAGCACCTGGTTATTCCCGCGGCAAATTGCAACAGCACGACAGCGGGCGCAGGGTGGTCGATTGGTGCGAGCGGCGTGGTGACCTGCCGCGCCGGCACCAACAACCTCGGCGGCTATATCGCGATCACGGATACGTCTTCCAGTTTTGCGCAGTTCTATGTGCAACTGCCGGAGGACTGGGACACCGCGACGCTGCCGTATATCCGCTTCCAGTTCGCCTACCCCGGCACCGACGGGTCGTCGTCCCACACCATCATCCCGGCGGTGAAGGTCTCCTGCATCAAGGGCGACGGCAGCACGACGGACGATGTGACCTTCGCCGCCTCGCACTCATCGAGCACGGTCACGCTCAGCTCGGCGACGGCGAACCTGTTCTTCGACAGCTCCAACGTGCAGCTCAACTCGACCGACATGACCGGCTGCGTGGCGGGCTCGGGAATGATCGTGCAGGTAGGCCGTGCGACGGATACAGCGACCAGCGCCGTCAACTTCTACTCCGCAACGATCACGATTCCACGGTTGATCACCGTGCAGGCGAACTAACATGAAAACTCTCTCTTCGGCACTGGTGCTGGGTTGCCTGCTCCTGATGGGCGCAAAGCAGTACGTCTCGCCCGGCTACACCAAGAGCGCGGGAGGCGGTGGCAGTCAGACATTCACAAACGTCTGCTCGGCGGTGACCTCATCCTGCACTTTATCGGCGTCAGTGTCCACGGGTGATGTGCTGGTGGCGATTGCATCCACTTCGGTCGTTGCCTTGGGCGGCAATACCATCACCGCAGCCAGCGGTTGCGGCGCGACGTGGACGGTCACGGCGAACGTGGATAATTCCGCTCTGTTGGAGGGCACCAACCCGACGGCTGGTTCCTGCACGATCTCCTTCACCGCGGTTGCGGGAGGCTATCCCTATCTCTGCGCGGTGGGCGTTGGACACACTTCAGGCGGAATTGACGCTGCGACGACAACCCCCACTCTTTCAGGAACGACTGCCCCGTCGATCACGGCCTCAGTAGCGAATGACCTGATCCTTGGGCTGTTTATCGATGCAGCTGTGAATGGAAGTGGCTCGAGCTTTACCGTTGGGACCGGATACACCCTCGCTATCGCGGACGGGTACGGATGCGCGATTGAAGCGCGACTGGCATCGGCGACCGGAAGCTATACCCCAACGATTACCTATTCGCCCAGTTCTTCGTCTATGGTCTCCGCCAGCGTAGCCATCAAGCCATGAAAGGCAAAGTCCAATGAACTCCATCCGCGAAGCTCTCGCCGCCGGATCCAGTCTCGAACCTCTGATCAAAGAGGCGCAGGAGAACATTCGCGCCCGCGCCAGGGCTCGCGGAGAAGAGGTCGCCGCTGTCGAGCCCGCGCTGCCCAAACACCTCTTCGAAGGCCCGAAGTACGACGGCAAGCAGTGCGCCGTGTGCGAGCGCCGATTCAAGGCCTCATCCGAATACCTCACCTGCAAGCTCTGCAAGGCCGTCGTCTGCCGCCGCAAGGGCCAATGCAAACACTGCCACCATGGCAGCCACCGTGTCGCGTTCCTGAAGGCGAAGCAGCAGGCGGAGGCCGCCCATGGCTGATCGGAAGACATTCCCTCAGATCGGCGCCGGCATCGGCGATCTGGTCGAAGCCAAGAACGCCGCCTACGGCAGCAGCTTTGCCGTGGCCGGCGACTTCCTCCGTCTGCTCTTTCCCGCCGGCGTCCCCGCCGATCGCTTCGACGACGCGCTCCTCCTGGTGCGGATCTTCGACAAGCAGATGCGCATCGCCATCGACCAGGACGCCTTCGGCGAGTCCCCCTACCAGGACATCGCCGGCTACGGCATCCTCGGCGTTCATCTCCACCAACAGAAGAAAGAGAAAGACAGAACATGGCCCGGTATTGCCAGCGCGGATGCGGAAAACCAGTCAAAGGCACAGCCCGCTTCTGCGGACCGGAACACAAGCGCGACGACTACAACGAGCGTAAGCGCGACGAACGGATCCGGGCCATCGCCGCGGCGCGTAAGCTGCTGCGCTCCACGCACGGCGGATGCGAGTGCGCCAACTGCGACGGAAGCTGCAAAACCAAGCGCGGCAGACCCGCTGCGTCAACTGCGAAATGATTCAGAATTTGCCGAGGCAAAAGCATGACCCTCACGGCCTTTCAACTAACGGAACTGGAATTCCACTTCAACGGCGTCCCGAAAAACCTTCGCGATCGATCTCCCTTTTATTGGACTTCTTACCATCCCGAGATCTCCGCGCCGTCCGGCTGGTACCAGTGGACCGCTTCCGGCCTCATCTACCTCGGTGCATCCATTCTGGAGGAAGCATGAACATCACCGCGCCCCAGCTCCGCCGCCTGCAGGTCCTGCACGGCCAGTATGTCCGCCACTCGCTCGACGCCGCGCCCACCCGCGAAGGCCGCATCGGCTGGGCCAGCGCCCAGATCAACCGCACCATCGCCAGCTTCAGCGACCTCACCGTAGAAGAAGGCCGCAAGCTCATCGACGGCCTGCAGGCTGTGCTCGGCGTTGCCCTGCCATCGAAGACCCCGCGCCGCCGCCCCTCTCGTCGCGACGGCCAGAAGGCCGGCACCGAAGGCCGCCACGATCAGCTCCACGCCGAGACAACCCTCGTCGGCGACCGCGACATCCGCCGCATCCAGCGCGAGATGGATCGCCTCGGCTGGGACCAGTCGCGTCTGGACGCCTTCCTCGCCTCACCCAAAGGCCCCAACGGCCGCAACCCCCTCATCCGCACCCTGGGCGAAGCCAACCGCGTCTACTGGGCGCTCAAGCGCATGGGCCACAGCGCAGCCAAGCATCACCAGGAGCACATCGCCAGCTGATCCGCCATGCCCAACCCCACCTCCCAATTCGAGATGTTTGAGGCCTTCGACCCCATGGTCGCTCGCGCGCCGAAGCTCGAACTGCCCTTCCAGCGCACCCAGGAGATCAGCTCCGAGCGCACCGCGGCGATCCTCGGCGTGTCGATGATGACGGTGCTGCGCATGCTCGATAAGAAACTCCTCCGCGCCTATCGCGCCAGCAAGCAACGTTCTCCCTGGCGCATCGAATACGCCTCGGTCGTCGAGTACTGCGACCGCCTCCGCGTCCAGTACTGCATCTCCGACAAGCGCGTCGGCCTGGGCGGTTCGCGGCGCCGCTACCGCGATCGCGAGCTCCTGCCCTTCCCGCTCGATCAGACCATCGACATCGCCGAGGTGCGCGAGCGCCTGCAGTGCACCCACAATGTCGCCGTCCATCTCATCGAGAGCGGAAGCCTCGTCGGCTACCAGGTCCTCTTCGAGCGGCCGGGCTCCGCCTGGCGCATCCACGCTCCTTCGCTCGACCGCTATCTCGCTTCGCTCCACGTCGCCGCGGGTAAAAGCACAAGCTCGCGCCCAGCCTCACCTTCGAGCTAGATTTCCTCGCCGCTGCTCGACACTGCCATCATGCGATCGCTCCGCAGCCTTCTATCTGTTCTCGTCGCCGTCGCTCTGCTGTCTCTCCCCTCTGCTGCACAGAACACTACCAACGTCACCCTCGCCCATCTCCTCGCCGGCGGCGTGGCCGTCCCCCACGCCACGGTCTGCGCCGAAGCTGCCGACGGCAGCACCAACCCCATCAGCGTATCCTCCACCGGCTGGGGGCTTCTCCTCAAGGACTACCCGCTCTGCGGCACCGTCGTGAACGGCGCGATGGCCGGCGGCCTCAATGTTCCCGACGCCGCGCACACCACCTCCGCCGCCGCCATCCTCTACAACTTCCGCATCCAGGTCACCAACGCAGGCGGCATCCCGTCCGGTCCCGCGATCTTCCTCAAGGGCGTTCCCAACGTCACCGGCCCCACCTTCGCGCTCGACACCTACACCCCCACCGTCTCCGTCACTATCCCGCCCACCGGCATCGTCTACACCAGCGGCACGCCGACGAGCTGCACCAGCCCTTCCATCGTCATCGACCAGACCGCGGCCGCGGCCTTCATGTGCATCGACGGCACCTTGACCGGCCTCGCGATCGCGGGCAGCGTGGCCACCGCGACCTACGCGACCACCGCCGGGTATGCGGCGACCGCCGGATCCGCCGCCTCCGCAACCTCCGCGACGAGCGCGACCACGGCGACCACCGCCACCAACGCGACCAACGCCACCTATGCGACGACAGCAGGCAGCGCCGCCACGGCCACCACCGCGACCTCGGCGGCAACCGCAACCACGGCGACCTCCGCCACCACGGCAGCGACAGCCACCGCGCTGGCGGCCGCGCCCACGGGATGCCCGGCCGGCGAAGTCTCCAACACCTTCGACGCCCAGGGCAACGCCACCAACTGCTTCACCCCTGCGGGCTCGGCTGGCGCAGTCACCAGCGTGAATTTGAGTGTACCGTCGCGACAGACGGCGACCGGCGGAGGCGCGGGCGCAGTGGCGTTGGCCGTCACCGACAACGCCCAGTCCCCCAACACCTTCTTACGCGGACCGGCCTCGGGCAGCAGCCCCGGAACTCCTTTCTACGGCGGCCTCGTCCCCTCCGACATCACGTTCACCCTCAACCAGAGCACCGACGGCGAAGCCGCCACCGCCGCCGCACTCGCAGCCACACCAGTGCTATGCCCGACAGGACAGTCGCCCACCGGAATCCTTCCCAATGGAAACGCCACCGGCTGCGCTTCAATCACAGCGTCGATTACATCGATTACATCCCTGACCGGTGACGTCACGGCCAGCGGCCCCGGATCGGCAACAGCTACACTGGCCACCGTCAACACCTCTCCCGGAACTTGCGGGGACAGCACCCACATCTGCCAGGTCACCACCAACGCCAAGGGCTTGACCACGGGGCAGTCTGCAATCGCCATCGCGGGCGTAACTCCGGCGGTCCTGCGCGGCTCCAATCAGGCCACCAGCGGCGCCACCAGCGGCGTCACCAGTCTGACGGTCGCATTTCCCGCGGGATCGAGCGTCGGCGACTTAGCCATCATCTTCAGCGGGAGCATCTGCAGCTTCACCGTTCCTACAGGTTGGACAAACCTCTCGCTCGCCAATGGGTTACTCTTCGGCTCGTTCGGAGCAAGTAAGATCCTGACCAGTGGTGACATCGCCACCGGAAGCGTCACGGTGACTTATACGACCTATGGCGGCAGCGCCTATGACGCTACTTTGGATGACGTGGTTTTTGTAGGTCCAACCGGCGGCATCCGGGAAATTGAAACGCAATTCAACTCCGGAACGAGTAGCTATACCCTAACTACAAGTAGTTCTGTTCTAGCTACCGACGTTGCTCTTTATTTCTCTTACGCCAGGGCCAACACTAGTCTTAGTATTGTTCCCGCCTCCGGCAGCGCAACGACTCTTGATCTCGCTTATACCACCGGCCTCACCGGCAGCGGCATGTTAGTCGCGGACCAGGCCATGCCCGGAGGAGCCTTCACCGTCACCTACAATTTTCCAGGCGGCGGCGAGGGCCTCACCTACACCCAGATCATCGTCGAGGGCGTCGGCGTTCTCTCAAATGCGAATGCCGGCTTCCAGGTGAGCGGGACAACTTTCGCCGCGTCCGGCTGCTCCAATACCACCCTCGTCGGCGGATCGACAGGAGGCTCTTTCTACTCCGGGACAACCGGCACCTGCACGGTCACCGTCACCATGGGGAATGCGGTGACAGCGGCTCATGGATGGGCCTGTTTCCCGCACGATCTGACGACCCCCGCGGACGCGATCAACGAGACCGCGACGACCACCACAACGGTGACCTTTTCCGGCACCACGGCCAGCGGCGATGTCATCAATTTTGGCTGCATGGCCTACTGATTTTCGCCCGCGCCACGAGGGATCTGCTATGGTTTTCCGTATCATCCTAAATTGGCGATTTCACCCGCGTAGTGCAACCCTTCGATGCCCCTCAACCCCGCGTGAATAAAGGATTTTGTGGAATGGGGGAGAGTGATGAAAGTCCAACCAGTCTAATTTGCACTAATTGCACTTGTTGAAACGGAAACCCTGAAACGGAAATCAATAACTTAGCGGCGCGGTTTTGCACTTTTGCACTGGCACTCTAATTTATCTCCTGTAGCCGTCTCAGTCGCCAAATCGAGCTTTTGACCTCAAAATAGCCCCAAATCCCGCGAATTCCCGCCTCCGCCCGCCGTTTCCCGTCACTCCAGTTTATCTCCTGTACTCACACGTAAGCGGCATACCGCCCTGCGCCTTCAATGCGCTATACTCAGCGGCAAAGGCACAGGGCTTATGAAATCTCTCCCCGGCATCGCCGCAAACCGGACCCACAGAAGCGAACGCCCGGAGTGCTGCTCCAAACAGCACCAGATGCCGCGCCGGCATCTCCGCGTCCTCCCGAGCCTCACGCGTCCCAATCTCTTCTCCGGCGACTAGCTCTCTCCACCAGCCGGCGAACTCCCGCCCAGCGCACCGTTCTCCTTCGTCCACTCGCAATCTCCCCATCCGGGCGAGTGCAGCCCACGGGACGACCGACAGAACGGCCCTCCACGCACCGCTGCCTCCAAGGAGAGAGACCCATGAGCACCGTGACGCAAGACCGCATCAAAGAGCACGCCCAGAACGAGACCCGCACCGCCGAAGCCGCTCAAAACCTCGCCCAGTACGGCCCCAAACTGAAGACGGCGCTCCCCGGCCCTAACGCGCGGAAGATCGTCGCCGCCGACGACCGTCTCATGTCCCCCAGCTACACCCGCAGCTACCCCCTTGTCGCCAAAACTGGCCGCGGCGTCCGCGTCACCGACGTCGACGGTAACGAGTTCTTGGACTTCGCCGCTGGCATCGCCGTCACCTCCACCGGCCATTGTCATCCCGAGGTCGTCAAGGCCATTCAAGATCAGGCCGCCGAACTCATCCACATGTCCGGCACCGACTTCTATTACGAGGGCATGACCATTCTGGCCGAGCGCCTCTCCGCCATCGCCCCCATGCCCGGCCCGCACAAGTTCCTCTATGGAAACTCGGGCGCCGAGGCCGTCGAGTGCGCCCTCAAGCTCGCCCGCTACCACACTGGCCGCCAGAACATCATCAGCTTCTTCGGAGCCTTCCACGGCCGCACCATGGGCGCGCTCTCGCTGACAGCCTCCAAGCCCCAGCAGAAGCGCCGTTTCGCTCCCTTCATGCCCGGCGTCCACCATGTCCCCTACCCCTATGCCTATCGCGGCTGTCCCGACGGCGCGCCCGCCCAGCAGGAGGCCTTCGCCCTCAGCTGCGCCCGCTACATCGAAGACAAGCTCTTCAAGACCATCCTCCCGCCCGAAGAGGTCGCCGCCATCATCCTCGAACCCATCCAGGGCGAGGGTGGCTACGTCGTCGCGCCAACCAACTTCCTACAGGAGATCCGCCGCGTCTGCGACCGTCACGGCATCCTCCTCATCGCCGACGAGGTCCAGGCCGGCTCCGGCCGCACGGGCAAGTGGTGGTCCATTGAGCACTCGGGCGTCCAGCCCGACATCGTTACCATCGCCAAGGGCATCGCGTCCGGCATGCCGCTGGGCATCTGCATGTCGAAGGCGGAGATCATGGATTGGGTTCCCGGCTCCCACGCCAGCACCTTCGGCGGCAACCCCGTCTGCATCGCCTCCGCGCTCGCCACCATGGACATCATCCAGCGAGAGGGCCTCGAAAACGCCACCACCGTCGGCGAAGCCATGCTGACCCGCCTGCGCCCCTGGGTCGCCAAACACCCCACTGTAGGCGACGTTCGCGGCCGAGGTCTGATGATCGGCATCGAGATCGTCAAAGACCAGAAGAGCCGCACCCCCGTCGGCCCCATGCGTGACAAGATCGTCGACCTGGCCTTCGAGCGCGGCCTCCTCATCCTCGGCTGCGGCGAAACCAGCATCCGCCTCTGCCCACCCCTCATCGTCAACCAGCACGAAGCCGACATCGCCCTCGACATCCTTGAGGAGTGCATCACCGTAGCCGCTCAGTAA